ATGCAAAAAAATCTGGATGAAAAGAGTGATCCATGAACAATCTTGATATATTGCTCGATGACCTGGACGTCCTCGACGAGTTCATTAAGGACGATTATCAAAAATTGACGTTTAAAGAAATAGAGGCAGTATCGCACCCAGGCAAAAACGACGAGGGAGCAGCGCTGATAGATGGCAGGTGGATTCCTAAAAGCCAGATGCGATGTGACTTCGACAAGAACATCTACGTGAGTAATTGGTTCTTTTATGCAAAATTATAAACTGTTCGAGAACATTCTTTGGAAGACAAAAGAAGGCATCGCCTGCAAGAAAGCGATCAAGTATTTCGATGCCCATTTCGATGAATGGAGCATAAAAGAAGTGGAGAAGAAAATTAAAATATTCGCAGAGAAGTTCGATAAACCATTGAACGAAAGATGGCAAAAATTATTAAAACAATACCAAGCGAAGAAAAAATAAATGAATATAGGAATAATCGATGCCGATTTAATTGGCCGGGAACATCATAATTTTCCAAATTTAGCCTGCATGAAGATCTCAGGATATTTTAAAAATAAAGGTCACAATGTTAAATTAATTGGTTGTGATCATATAGATCCTTATAATTTATTTCCAGAACAATTCGATAAAATTTTTATTTCTAAAGTTTTTACTGATACTTATTGTCCGGACCATATTAAAAATTTAAAAAATGTAACGATAGGTGGGACCGGTTTTTTCTTTGATAAAGCACCAGATCTACCGGATAAAGTTGAGCATCATTATCCCGACTATCATTTATATGATGAATGGGTTGAAAGACGAATAAATATCGGAGAGAAAAAAGTATCATATTTTAAATATTATCATGATTTTTCAATCGGCTATACAACCAGAGGATGTTTTCGGCAATGCGAATTTTGTGTTTTAAAAAATAAAAAAGTTATATTAAAACATTCTCCGATCGAAGAATTTTTAGATAAAAGCAAGAAATACATTTGCTTATTAGATGATAATATTTTAGGATTTGATAAGTGGGATGAAATTATTAAAACCCTTCAAGATACCGAAAAACCTTATCAATATAAACAGGGTATGGACATAAGAATAATGACAGAACGCAAAGCAAAAATATTAATAGAAAGTAAATACATCGGTAATTATATATTTGCTTTTGACAATATCGAAGACAAAGAAATAGTTATAAAAAAATTAAAATTATGGAATGAATATTCGAAACGAAATAATCCATCGGCAGTTTTATATTGTTTTTGTGGATACGATCGTAGCAATAAATATGATGAAAATTTTTGGATTCAGGATACTATTGATTTACTCGAGAGAACTAAAATATTAATGGAACATAGTTGCCGGCCATATGTTATGAGATATGCCAAATGGAAAGAAGCACCGTACCCATATAAAAGTTTTTATATTTACATATCGGGATGGGCCAATTCTGGTAAAATATTTCAAAAAGCAAGTTTAAGGCAACATGTCGGATCTGTTATTCCGTTTATAGAATTTGAAAAAAAGCATCCGGAGATAGCAGAAAAATATTTTGATATGAAGTTTATAATAAAATGAAACAAAATCAAAACATCAAACTAATCAAAAAAATATTTGAAGAAACATTTCCTCACATAAAATTTCGCTTCATTAAAATACATGGTCATCGATATCAAGAAAGTGGATTACCAGATTTAATGATTTTAAGTGATGGCATTATCGATCCAAAACAAAGCATCGTATTTCAAAGACAGATGCCAAATTTTTGGTTTGAAGTAAAACGCAACTGGAAAGATAAACCGGATGATCTCCAAAAATATAATATTAAATATTTTAAATGTTATAATTTTGTGACTGGATTTATTTCCGGTGATGAATTTAAAAGCAGTTGGAATGACAAACCTATAAAATTTAAAACATATCTGGAAAACAATATATAAAATATTTGATTTATTTCTTGACTTTTATAGTTTATTGTAGTATATTATAATTAAATAAAGGAGAAAAGTTGAAAGAAATAACAATCAAGGAAACCTGTAAAATATTAAATATTAGTATTCCTCGTGTATATCAACTTGCCAAAGAAGGGAAACTGACTCGCTACAAAAAGATGGGGAAATCTATATTTGATAAAAAAGAAGTATTGGAATTATTAAAACCAAAGGCAGTGAAATAATGAGTAATAGAGATTATTGTAGTCATCATTGGTCATATAATGAAATACATCTTAAAGATACAATACATCTTCAATTCTCATTTCATATAATGTATCATAAATATCTTTTATATGATATAGATTATAAACAATACAGAACATTGACCGGAAGATTGTTAAACACAAAATTAAAACATCTTTCGCACATTGTTTTTATTAAAAAACTAATGATTTTAGAACTTTATAATGTTAATAAGCATAACATAAAACATCGTAATACTCATATATTTGGAGTTCCAAATAAAATGCCAAAAAAAATAATAACTCTTCAACTCGATCCGATGACAATCGCTCGTATATGGCAATGGGGCAAAGATGAAGGTCTACCGAAACAGGTAGCAATCCAACAATTGATTAAATATGGTTTTGACCATTTAGAATCCATTAAATCAAAAAGGAAAAAATAATATGATTTATAACGATGCAGTAGAAAAAGCGATGAGAAATTATTACGGTGCCGATACGATCGGCGCAAGAATTCCAATACCAACACAAACCAAACAAAAGGAGAATCAAATCATGACTAATGAACAACTCAGCACGATGAACAAGAAAGAATTAAATCGGGCATTAACGCCATTTATGGGTGGCTATACTTCTGGTGTTTTAACGAACATAAAGAAGGACGATTTAGTTGACGAATTGGCCGGATTCCATAAAAATACGACGACCAAATCCAAAAAGAATCCTTCCGGAAACAGAAAAAAAGTTACTGATTTAATCGCAGAAGTTCTGTCTAAAAGGAAAAGAATGACATCTGATGAAATCGTTGATGCTTTTATTAGCAAAAATCCGGATCAAAACGAAGATTCATTGTCGAGGACTGTTACGCGCCATCTTCATAATATGAGAACTGAATACAATGTGGAAAAAGAGAAGAAAGATGGAAAAGTTTTTTATAGTATAGTCGCGCGATGAATCTAAGCACAATGGTTGCAGGGCCGGTTCGATTCCGGCCCGTGCTTCAAACCATATAAATCAAAAAGGAGAAAATCATGACTGGAGTAGACGTTAATTACAAATTCAACCCTTTCTTCGATATCAAAATCGAAGATGTTAAAACGGTTGAATCAGGGTTAATTGTACCACGCAAAGCTATCCTCGATGCCAAGAAAAATACTATCATTTCGGTGGTATCCGATCGGTATAGGATTATCCCAAATAGGGAATTGGTCCAGAAATTCGAAACGTATTTATTAGAATCGGATATCAATTTTAAACGGACTGGAACGGGTTGCAATTTAACCGGTAGTAAGATGTGGGCTAATTATCGCTTTCCGGATATTAAGGCCGATTTGGGCGAATATGACCGGGGATATGGCCCGATCCACGAAGACGTCGAGCTAACTATGGATCTGTGGGGTGGTTACGCCCCTGGGACGAGTACTGGATTTATGATCGGCGGGCTGGCGTTGGCTTGCTTGAACGGAATGATGACGAAAGAAGCGTTTTACAAATGGAGTGAATCCCACGCTGGTTCTGAATTTGATGAATTACTGAACAGTTTTGTACTGGCATTTGATACCGCGAAAACGATCTTCATGGAAAAATTGGTAGGATCTTGGAAGGAATTAATGACTCTCGATTTTGATAAAATTCAGGCCGCAAATGTTATTCGTTCAATGGATCTCAGTAAAAGGTATCGCGACAAAATCGGATATCTTTATCAGCAAAATCTCAAAGAGGAAAAATTGAAAACGATGTGGGATTTCTACCAGATGGTCACTTGGTTTACGACCCACACAATCGAGAATCGTAACCGCCGCCTGGCAATGTCATTATCAGCCAAGGTTAGCGAGCAATTGATGGGAGGCGCCGATGCTTAGAAAAATCTTAAGGCTGCTCTTGCCAACGGTTCTTTATGTCTGGGTTTTTGTAACATCCGGGGACGATTCTTTTCTCAGCTGGCGAGAGGCGAAAAAAATAGCGAAGGAAATAGGCCGGTTCGCTGATTTTGTACATCCGCTTGAGCGCATTGCCGCCTGGATAATAGTATTTTGCATTAGTTTTTTTGCGGCCCGTATCATCCATATCATTATATAAAGGAGGATATTATTATGAAATTTTTAGTAAAATTTATCGGAGTAATTTTTTTAGTTATTATTGTATGGGCGGTATATAACACCCCTTCAAAAAATCCTATCAAACCATCTCCTAAGAAAATTGAGACCAAGTCTAAGCCTAAACCCGCACAAATCAACTCAGCATGGAAGACAACAAAAGGCGGCGATTTTGCTGCAGCGACTGAAGAAATATATGACCGGGTTATTAAGCTGGTCGCAGCAGGAGACCGTGAAGCAGTCAACGAATTAATGGAAATGGGTGTTGTTATTATTTTAAAGAAAGGATTAAAAGTGCAAATTATGGATAGTCGATGGACGGGTAAGATTAAAATCAGATTAAAAGGAACTCAAACCGAAGTCTGGACGGCAATAGAAGCAGTTGAATAACAAACCGTATGACCCCGGCCTTTTCGGTCGGGGGTTTTTACAAAACAAAAAGGAGAAAATCATGAAAAATTTATCTTTATTTTTAGTTTTAATTCTATTCGTGGCGTGCGCATCTTCTATTCAATCCCTTTCAAACCAGGAACGAGAAAAGATTACTACCCGGATTTACAGTCACTCTTATGAAGATGTATTCAATGCCTGTATTACCCGTCTTGAAAACAGGGGTTTCATTCTTAATAATTTTGATTCGAAATTGGGAATTATCACAACGGAATATAAGCAAACTACCGATATGCTTTCAAGAGCCCTTGTAGGGAACTCCCGTACTAAAGCAATGGTCAGGATTAAAAATCTCGGAGAGAATACAAAAGTGATCTTTACGCCGCAACTGCAATTAGAATATTATCTCAATTCATGGGAATCGGTTAACTTAAACACAGATATGAAACCACAATTCGATAGATTTTTTGACGGTGTTGAAGAAATATTAAATGAATAATTTAAGCCCCGGCCTTTTTGGTCGGGGTTTTTTTATGCCTAAAATAATTCCATTGCGTAAATAGTGGCCCACGCCGGATGCCATCCCTGCTTGATCTTATGAACGATCCATTTTTGTGCATTCTCCGTCGCATCCAACATATCATCATTAATACTGCTATGCCTGATATTGATCACATCCCCTACTTCATGGGCCAAAGCATTATACCATGTATTAAACTTTGCTAACCAATGCTGATTGAGATATATGTTATCAAGTATCCCGATCAACGCGGTGGCACTTGCACTATCAGAGATATATTTATTTTTAATACTTTTATTCTTTCCAGATCCTGCGCTCGCCGAATCGAGAAAGATCCCCAGGACATCAGCGTACAATAGTGTCAGTTTGTCATAGGCGGAATTCTCAGGACTTCTGTCGAGTCGCATCGACCCTTTGACGATCGGATGATTCGTATACACATCGCCAGATAGGATATCACCATCCGTGAATATATCCTCTGCATTAGGGGTGCCTGTATCGCTCGAGGCAAAATTGTTCCCGGACGCGACCGGCATGGTCAGACGCCATTGCTTAGCAGCGTTCCAGTTGAGGCTCATGGAAAATGCTTTGCAGGTATCATCCAATAGATTTTTTGCCTGGGATCTCTGGTACAGACTTGTTCGTACATTAATCGAACCCATTATGTTATTGATGTCATCAAAACTATCCATATCGATATCCGTATTTATGCTGCCGACTTCATCGCGGAGCAAGGATTCTATCATGTCCGCAGGGTTCTCTATCAGATTGCCGGCGGTCTTTCTCGTATCCCAATCTCCGCTGTATTCCTTACCTTTGGCCTTGATGAACACATATGGATTTGATTCAAGATAGTTAGCATCAAAATCACTGTCCATTAATGCGCTCGCCGGGACTTGAGTCATCATGAGTATGCTTTTTATTTGGACACTTGCCGCATCATTAGTACCAACAACATGAATAACAACACCTAAATTTTCTTGCGGCGTAGTAACATGACTACTGATCATGATACTATTTGCATTGCCAGTTCCTATTTCTATCCGCGCATAATAATTACCAATAATAAAACCATCTCCTATTATATCAGCATAAATATGATCAGATCTGCTTAATTTTACTACAGATCCAATCGATATAACAAGTCTCATTTTTTCATCATTCGCCGCTTCAGTTGATGAGGGTGGACCATATTGTATAGGATCAGTATACGGTTTTGTTACTCTAATTATTTTTGTGGTAAAATTATCAGCCATGCCATATGTAGTACTATCGCCATCTATTGTATTTGCCCAATCCGGATCTGTGTTATCATCATGGGCCTCGGTTGGCGTAAAGTAAAACATCATATCAGTCTCATCAAAATCTTCAACGATAAAATACGCTCCATCTGAGGTATTGACTATGCTATCAATCGCAGTCGGTGTAAGCTTAAAAAAATGATTATTAATAAAACCGCAAATACTTGGGTCATGCCCCGTAGCATCAGTGCCGCTTGTTCCTGTAATCAGATCAGCCCCAGTCGGCATTTCGTTCATTATATGATCAGATACAACAAACTTATAATAATTATCATCGGTTTTACCAATATATGGACATATCGCATATATCTTAGAGGTATTTTTCCAGTAAAGACGATTGCGATTAAAATCGCCAAATTGAATGGGCACGGCAAACGTATCGTCTCCCCTGCCAGGATAACTGTCTCGAAGCAAGGATGTCGGAATAAGATCTGTCAATACTGGCTGTATCGCCTTGAATTTCAGCACCATCTTGTCCTTGCTGATATTGTAATCCGCTATCTGGCCCTTAAAAAGCAACAAGGCATCCTCATCCTTTTGTGATCCGGCGATATCTAATTTGACATAAACTTTTACATTGCTGCCCCTGAGGTCCGGAGTGGATCCGATTATATTGGATCTAAGTACCGATTCCCACTCTAAAAGACGAACACTATAATCACTGATAGACCCCAATCCACCACCGAACATTGGCAAACTCTGCGTCAGTCCACCGCTGTGCCCCTTATCTACTTCACTGATATAACTATTGTAAGCAATCCAATCAAGCGAGCCAATGTCTGGGATCTCCGATTTATTTGTGATTAGATGGGTTTCATCCGTAATGCTATCAACGGTATAATTCGTTCCATTAATCGTGATCTTGTCCGACCCTTTCATATTCCATGTCTGAAAAGTGGCAGAAGCGGCTGAAAAATCTTTTCCCGATCCACCTATGCCAGAGCCGTCTGATCCATTACCGACTTCAAGATCATATACTCGTGAAGATATATGGTAATTAAGATCAGTAAACTCAATGAGTAATATTGGTTTAACAGCGATCTTGTTCTTATTATTGGTAATTTCGGCAGGCAAGGTAAGCATTTATTCCTCGAGTAATGTTAATCCAACGCTGTATCTGCTACTCGAATTCTCGGGCATGTCGAAACCCTTCTGCCACAGCCTGACCGCATGGGCGACCCCGTTCTCATCCGTCAACGTGAAACTATTCTCGCACCAATTTACTTGTGAGGACTCGAACCAGGTCTTAAGCCCGTTAACAGAACCATCATAGTTGTCCTTGGACAAGTAATTGAAGACGACTTTCCAGAACTGCGCCGTGCCGCCATAATCGGTGACCTTCGGGTTCATACCGTCTGTGAGATTCAGTTCCTGATTTATCTGTATCGGCATTGGCAAAGGATAGAGCCGTCCGCGTTCCAATGTAAGATCACTCAACCCACTCTTGCTAAATACTATACTCATTAAAACGTCCCTTCTACTGATTGGCCAGCAACACTTAACTGTAATTTTCCGTCCGCTATCGCTTGGATGATACTATTCTTGAATTCCTCGCTCGACACGAATTCTTCGACGCCCTGAGAATCTATCGTGCTGATATTATTAGTAATGCTGATATTCAACCCACCTCCTCCCCTGCGGGCCGATGGGGCCTGGCCGGACATTATCTGCCTGATAGCAGGCAGGTTATCCCTGGTTTGTTCGGCAGGTATTACAGCCTCGCCTCGCCTCAACATCGCCGGGACCGTATCAAATCCCTGACTTATCATCCCGGTCTGTGCTCTCTGGACCTTCGGCATCTGGTACTGCGGCACGATACCGCCACGGCTAAAACCAAGAAACGAACCAATTTCGGGGCCAAACATGCTCGTCAAGGCCTTGAATACGAGCCAGCGGGCAGTCATGGCGGCCATCATCGAGAGAAATTGCTGAAGCACGGCCCGCCATAATTGGCCGAACCACGTCTGGCCTTGGCCGACCGCTTTCTGAAACCATTGACTAACGCCCTGGCTGACCTGCTGTCCGACCTGGTAAATACCGCTTTGGGCAATATTGGCAAAATTCCGGTTCCACATCTGATACTCCTGCTGGCCAGTTACCTTGGCGGACTTGAAAATCAATTTATCCGCACTGGTAAATTTTTGCATTTCATGTTCTGCCGCTCGAGTCGCGCTTTCCATCCTGGTAGCTTCAAGCGGAAAAATAACGGCCTCGGTAACTGCAGCGACTGTCTCCGCTCCTTTTTCCTCTATCGTGTCAATATCTCCGAGACCAAGCATGCCGACAAAATCCGGCATCAATTCATCTAATGTACCGACATATGCCCCAGCGAAATCTTTTGTTATTTGGATTCTCTTATCGGCATGCCTTTTCATTTCCTCGGTGGTCTTTTTTTCCATTTGCTGATAATCAAATCCAATCAGCATAAAGTTACCAGCCATTACATCTCGAATAATTTGAGAGAATCCGGTGACCTCAATGACCAACCTGTTCCAAATGTGGGTAAAATCTGCAGCCAGTTCCGTAAGCAGTTGCCTGAATCCAAGGATATTATTGTCCCATGCCTGATAGAATAAAGTAGCAGCACCAATCAAAAGACTTATCGGACCACCAAGAAATTTGAAAGCCAGCCCTAATGCGCCGATCGCTATCACAAGATTTTGCGTTGCCGGTGTCGCATTGACAAATGACATGACAAGTTCAGCGACTCGAGCACCTAATCGCCTAAGCACGCGCTCGCCGACCTGCCTCAATTGACCAAGTTTAAAGGAAATACCCTTTTCCATTTTCTCAAATGCCGTCTGGGTGGCACCGGCAACATTACCCATCTGTTTAACATTATCAGCAAATTTATCGGCAAGTGAACCAGTCAAAGGAAAGAGACCTTTTAAAGCTCTGATATTGGGAAAGTATGCGCTGATTTCCGCTTCAGTCATTTTCTCTGTAAGTGCTTCTAATGTTCCAGCAAAACCTAAAGACTTAAAAGCAGCACTGCCACTATCGAAACCCAACGCCTTAAGTTTCTCGCCTAATTCCGGCACAGGTTTTAGCATTGAAGACATAACTGCAATCATTGCGGTCATAACCTCTTCAGTTTTTTGACCACCGGCTGTTAATGTAGCAATTCCCGCGCTTAATTCTTCAAAACTTACACCGACTTGCGGTGCTATCGCCGTGGCATTTCCGAGGCTGGATGAGAGCGCATCGACAGTCGTCTTTCCGAGTCTAACAGTAGTAAACAAAACATCAGAAAAATGCTCTGCGTCATCGGCGCTCCGACCATAAGCGTTCAATACCGATGTTAAAACATCAGCGGTCTTGCTGACCTCAGTTACACCAGCAGAAGCAAGCCGGGCAGCCACGTCAAGAAGCTTGCTGCTTTCGGCCGCATCAGTAAACCCAGCAGAAATAATGTCATACTTTGCTTTGGCCATCTTCTCGACAGACTGACCAAACCGGATCGACATTTTCTCAATTTCAAGGCCCATCTGCTTTATGTCTTGTTCGGTCACATCGCCCAAAAGAGTGCCAATTTCTCTGATGCTTTTATCAAACGACGCAAACTTGACCAATCCAATGGCACTTACTGCAGCAGCGGCCAGGGCCATCCGTCCAAGTTTCGCGGTAGCCCTCTGGACAGATGCCTCGAATCTCTTTACATCGGTCGATGCTTTAGTAAAACCTTTTTTAGCAAGATTCTGAGCAATAATTCGTATTATTAGATTCGACATATTATCCCAACACAGCCTGGTTATAAGTCACATGAAGTAATTGTATTAAATTTATAGCATCTTGCCTGGTAATATTCATCGCTGCCCAATCCGTCTCATCTAAAACGATCTCCATCTTTTCTAATGTTTTCAAGTAATAGGCCATTATCTCTTTGCCCTTAGATTTTTCAATTTTCTCGAGTCTTGATAATGATGTAATTTTTCCCCAAAGATAGACAATATCTCTTTCCCGAGCATCAAGATCCATGTATTCATCTTCATCATAGATATAAGAATTTGTTTTAGAGCAAATCTCATCAATATCACATTGTACTTCTCTACCCTTTTCAAAATGTGTAAGCCTGCACACCGAACATACATCAATCGGAAAATTGTATACCGCTAAGGTTCGAGCATGCGCTATGAGTTTTTTGCTGCTTTCTCCGGTGCCTTTACCGCTTCTTCAACCGTATCCGCCAGCACTCCATCGCTGCTGCTTATCATCGTAATAAGTTCAGCAAGCACTTCATCCGGGACTCTTCTAATATTTTCAAAATTAAATTCAACTTGATTTCCATCCCAATCCTGAAAATTCTCCCAGCCTAAAAGATAGATCTGAAGCATTTCAAATCCAGCAGCCCCGGCGTCTAATTCTCCGCGTTTTGTGTGTTTACGCCTGATCGCACTTGCCCGTTCTGAAGAAATACGCTTATAATAAAAAATCGTATCTCCCACAGTATAAACTAATTTTTCGTCCTTACTGATCGCTACTACTGGCATCATAAACCTCCTCGGCTTTAGCCGTTTTTTCATCCACAGCATCGATCATTGCCTTAGCGACAATATACCCGATGCTCTTTTTGTTTGCTATTTTTTCTAACGCAAGTTTTTTTCCAGGCAGAGAAAATGCGTCATCATGTTCTTTGCCCTTATACTTAACTTTTACATAATACTCGAAGTCAGACAGTTTTTTCTTTCCAAGTATCTTCACGCTGGGACTCGACATCTCGCACTCCTTTAAGTATACTATTTCTTGTTGTTACTAACTTTGAATTAAATTTTTCTTTCATACCCAAATTCAGATACTTAACGGCCTCGAGTCCGTCCTTGGTATCCCCTTTCCACAACCAAAGTTTCCGGTAAATATCCGCGTAGTGAACATAGTTAAGATGATTCCACCCTTCTATCTTCACCTTTTTATCCATCAATCTTTTATTCCGTTTACACTTTTCAGCGATCTTTTCCTTCTCAAACCATTCAAAATTATAGACAGGTATATTCGATTTTTTCATGGGATTATTAATATTAAGTTTATTATGGACTATCCCCTCATATCTATATTCAGGATTATTACGGAACATCCGTATCGCATCGCCGAGCATCTGTCTCGGGTTTTCAACCCACCGGGGATCTTGATGAAAATGGACTATTGTAAACTCACATGATTCGCACTCAGGAATTTCCATCGTTGCCCTGATTTCTTTAAAATATTCCTCGCCTATAGACTCATCTGCATCAAGCACGAATATAAAATCCCCGGTGGCAAGTTCAAGAGACACATTTCTCGCGGCACTGAAATCATCACACCATTTAAAATACTTGTACTTATCCGCAACGGTCTTCGCATATTCCATGGTCCCGTCAGTACTACCCGTATCTACGATGCAGATCTCGTCGGCTAAAGGCCTGATTTTAGATATTGAATATGGCAGGTTGAGTATCTCATTCCTAACGATATAACAAATGCTTAACTTCATGCCCACTCTCCATTTATAATGGATTAACAGAATTCTGGTTTTGTATTGTAATCATTATCTCCTTTGGCGGTATAAACATCTTAAGGGGCGCCGATTGATGCGCCATGAATAGATTCCCCTGGTAGACTTGCATTTTATTCGGCGCTGTAAGATTTAGAGTAGAAAAGATGTTTACCGGTGCAGCACTACCGAAATCAAAATAATAAAGGTCTTCTCCGCCTGAAGATTCTAAGAGCATTAAATTACCCTTAAAGGAAACCATGTCCTTGACGCTGATGCCCAGGGTTGCATCCTCGGTTACCCAGGTCGTTCCATTGAACGAGTATAAAGAAGTGCCTGCGGTTATGTACAATTTTCCACGATGAACGGCCATCGACATAACAGATGAACCACTTCTAAAATCACAGCTTATGCTCCAGTCTGTAGGAGCGCCGCCTCCGTCATACTTGTACACCTTCGTGAAGGTTGAGCCGTCAGATCCGATCGCGTATAGATTACCGCCATACACTCTTAATCTTTCCATGTCCGTCGCTGTCGTATCACAGGAAAGCGACCATGAATCAGTGGCAACCGGAGCATTACTAACGAAAATCTTTCCAGTGTTATTCTCGATGGCGAATAATTGATTGTTATAAACCTCCATGTCAATAATGCCTCCGATGCCAAAATCAGTGTTCGTCGTCCAATTCACCCCATCGAATTCAAATATTGATCCGTCGTCTAATCCGGCATATAAATTACTATCAAATTGTTTCAACGTGCTCACATCTGGAACACCTAAGTCACTCGACAATGAAAATGAGTTGCCGTCCCACTTATCAACCTCTCCATCAGTAAGACCAACATACAGTCCATCGACGTAAGGCTCGAGGTCCATACCAAAACTCGTGGTGTTTGCAGTATTCCTGAAATTATACGCGGGGAATGCAAAGTTGACAAAGTCCACTATGTCCGGTAATTCAGCCTCGAACGCTAACGTCTGTTTTATAAGTTCAGCCCCGGTTATGGGTGCATCCGCATTCGTAAATTTAATCGCTGGCATATGAATGTTAAATTCATAATTTTCACTATCGATTTCTGATCCTATAAAATTAATCCACAACATGTAGGTGGTGAATCCATTTACCGCGTCAAGCCAGGTATCGTTCTTATACCTCGGAATTTCGATTGTTCCAGTAACCCGCCTTTCCCCGTTTCTCTCCGGCTCCAGGATGTACAGATCAGATTCACTATCCTGGCTTTCAATTTCAAGAGCATTTTCCTGAGCAAACGTGATCTTAGAGATCCCGATCTGATCATCACTCCCGAATGCCGCAAAGGCATCAGGTATTGCATCAAAATTTGATTCGGTTTCGATGGCTGTTACACTATCGATAGTCATTCCAATTGTTTCAGACAAAGTCCCAATTGTTCCACTAACGCTAAACGTCTGCGCATTTATAGAATAGATTCGAAACCGTCTCCGGTGTTCATCATATTCCATTTTATAAATACCGTCAACATCTACATGATCATTTGCCGCTCTGGCAATCAATTGAGCTAATTCATATCCAGTATAAGTTCCATCTGCTATGTCCAATTCTATATCACCGCCACCATCGTCTATTACAAATTTATCATTCGCCGCTGTAATAGTAAACTCATCCCTGGCCTTAATATATATTGTCATATCTTCCCAGGCGATCTGCTCCGTGTTCGATGGCAAGGTCCAAGCGGAACTGTCTGGATTAGTTGCACTGTCAAACTCTATGGTTTTTCCGGCAAGCGTGAAACTAAACGTGATCCGCTCCGGACCGGCTTCGAAATTCATCGCATTGCACATAGACGAGGCCAATTCCCAAACACTGACGTCTTTCTCCAGACACAAGGATCCACGTCTCGACGCGTTCCCCGACGGAGTAACCATCTCATATCCATTAAATGTTCGGGTACTTAAATCCTCTGACGGTTCAAAATAATGCTTGTACGTCATACTCGTGACCGCGACTGGACTGAGATCCTGGTGGCTCATGCCCATCGCCGTCGCTATGAGAGATTCCATCCCGGCATAATGAGCCTCGATAAGCATATCTCCACCATACTTTTTAAAGATCGGGTAAAGATTCTTTGCCCCGACGTTACCGTCCTTATGGATGGCCTGCGCCTGTTCAATTGCATGGGAGATACTTTCACTTATGAAATGAATTTGATCCCCGGCACCACAATCGGTACTGGTTCCCCACGCGGTGTTCTCAATCTTAAATGCTGCCTTACTTGTTACACCTTGTCCTAATGGCATTTATTTTTACTCCTTTATGCTGCTGAAATTCTACCGGATTTGGCCTCGATGCCAATCTCATCATCGATAAGATCATCGTCCTGGAATTTCATATAAGCATGTTTTGCGGCCAATCTTAGTGCCATAATGTTTACTTCCGGCTTAATAAGTTCAGCCCCACCAACTTGAGCCTGCGGATCACCGATGATTTTGATGTTCGGAAGTAGAATATTATACTCATAACTGCCACTGCTAAATTTCAGGTCCGCCTGCAGAGGGGTTGCGCTGTTAAGCCAGGTAAAAAACTGATCCGATTCATATCGTGGCAGAGTAAGTGCGAGATTAATTTCTCTATCCCCATTCCTTTTTGGTTCCAAAGTTAAAAGACTGTCCGTATGATTCGCATCAACGGTAGAAAATTGAGGCTCTGATAAATTATTATTAATGACCAGTTCAAAACTATCGATCTTGTACTGGTCACTTGAAGCGATGGCATTTGCCTGGTCCGCAATCCGAAAAACCAAATCATCAAAGGACAAATTCTCAGGTTGATTGGTATTGGAAAGTCCGGTCACCGCAGCAATGGCATTTACTATTCCAGCATCCCCGGTCCTCAGAAGATTGTAGCCGATGATGTCGCAGGCAAGCATCGCCTTTCCGCCTGCCTCACCATTTAAAGTTAGGGTATTAAACTTAGCGGAAACGATTTCCCAATTACTCACTTGTTTATTAAAACACAGCGTATAAATGTCATCCACTGCTGAAGCAGTTTTATATTGATTTAAACCATTTGAAGCATCCCTTGCACTTGCACCAAGAACGCCTCGCAATATACGCTCGAGTCCGATCGGATCTCCGGTTTCTTCATCCCATACCAGTTCGCATTCCAAGCCGCCGAGGATGGATACTACGCTGTTTTTTAAGCCGCTCCGGCCTACGTTTCCATCCAAATATTGCGCTTCCAGTTGCAAAATGGCCCGACTTATACTTTCACTCGTAAACGGTATAATCTCTGTGACTGCTACGGCAGTTCCAAAACTTGACTCCACACCGAGAGCACATCTTGAACTAACTCCTCCACCTACACTCATTATTTTTCTCCACTGTTAATTAATACTAACTCATTATTTTTTATATCATAAAGCGCACCACATCTCAGGCATTTTATTTCCCCTGCTACTTCGCCGTTACTATTTTTGTATAATAGTTTTCTTTCACATTCCATTCCGAATTTTGGATCGTGCTCGTTAGAAATAATATTAAAACATTTAATGGCACGAATTTTTGTCTGTATTTTCTTTTTTAATATCATGGTGCACTTATATCAAAATCATACTTTACGCTAAAAATTTGTGAAATAGTTGCAATACTATCTTCCATGTCCAAAGTGCCTTCACAACTCACGTAATAAACAGTATGGACAAAGGCAGGCAATCCGAGATGTCTATCCACAAACATACATTTTATTATATCCTCTATCATATTTTCTCGGCTATCAGATAATTTCTCCTCTCCTTTTTTATTCTGGACATAACTAATTACGGCTATAGGCCAACCATCCAAAGAATTCCTACCGGATCCAGACGTATATTCATTATTTGTCAATACCGCAAACACCCCGTCCAGAGGAATGAGGCATACGGTCGGATACACACTAACCTTGCTTAACGGTATATATCCGTACGATACCTTTTTCACCGTACTATTATAGCCGCCAGATTGCGCTATCGTTTTAAGCTGAGTTTTGATCGCTAATAAAATTTGTGCTCTTTTAGACGCCACCTTCCGCCGCCTTTATTGTTAATTCGAGTTTTAATTTCAGATGATTAAATATAGCCGTTTCTGAGTCCTTGAGCGCGGGGTTTAAATATGGCCTTTTAGGAATTGTTACTGATCCTCCCCGTCCTGCCTTTCCGCCATACTCATGTATCGCGGCATATGGGACCTTGCTCCCCATCTCTGCAACAAGATCTGCACCGATAAATGAAATTTTTCTTATCGATTCCAAACCAGAACCGCTTTCCTTATTCTGTATACTGCGCGCTAATCGAGATGTTACCACGCCCAACTTTTCCGCTGCGCTTTTCCTCCCTTCCACGGTGCCAACTGCCTTGTCAATCACTTGACGGACCTTCATGTATTTTGACACGGCAACCAATCCGACAAAATCCATCGACTCTATAAGGCCTACCCTTATGTTACGAGGCAAGAGCGTGCTGAATTTCTTAAGCGTGAGCATCACGTCAGATACATCAACGTCAAGTCTTAATGGTTGCGCATGCGTGCCTGGTCTTACCATTAAACCATCCCTGTATAAGAGTCAAGTATATCTTTTGCCGTTTTCGGTATCTCCTTTATAAATTCCAAAGTTCCTCCAGGCGGCAATGATTGTCTAACTTCAGATAAATGTCCCTTACCGGCACCGCTTTCATTATACATAAAATCAATGATTGAAAGTGTTGCCATTTTTAAATCATTCGGTACTCCAGTATAAGCATCCGTGCTACTGCTCACATGACTCTTGGCATCGTTAGTATCCGTCCCCGTGCTAAATCCTAAAAGCCCGGCCATGCTCTTAGCCTTGTTGACTCCGGTCGACCACTTGAGATCAAAGTCCGTTCCGGAGGAGAAAGTAAAAGTCTTATTTGATTGGTTGTAGGCAACGGCATATTCTAAAGCCAAATTGTTTGAAGCGTTCAAGGCCGCCTGAATGGCTGTAGCCAGCCCTTCAGCATCATAACCTTCAAATCTTCCAACAGGGACGGATGCCGGATCAATCTCAATGGCAAAATCCGTACCTGATGTACTTTCCCGGATATCCAGATAATTATTCGCCTCATCGACCAGTAAGAACCTGGAAAGCCCGGCCCGGTATATTAACTTTACATTCTGTTCACCTTTATGGAATACATACTCATTACTCGTCAGTTTAATCTCCCCGTGATCGTAAAAAATTCTATAATCATTCGCCGCTATAAGTTCATTCGAACTGTAATCATGGTCTGGATCGTCATGTATACTGGCCACATTATAAATTGGGTAGAATTTAGTTAACACATTCTTTTGCCCGTCGCCGTCCCGAAATTCCGTATGA